ACCCCTAAGGGTCCCCCCCGGCGCTTGTCGCCAGCGAACTGACGTAGTTCGTGAACACTGCGGTGGCTTTACAGTGTATTCAAACCACCGCTCAACTAGATAAAGAAAGGTAACTCCATGGGTGGCACCTATACGGATCACCGGAAATCTGAGATATCTTGGAACTTCCTTTGGAAGCCCTGGAATATTCCAGCTCAGGTTGAACCGTCATCAGATGTCATGTTAGACACTGTCACTTCATATCGAAGTGGCTTTGTTCGGGACCCAAGTCAGGACAACTTCATACGCACAACCCAAAATGGTTATGAAATGATGAATTCTGACTGGGATAAGGGTCACCCTTTCCAGTCCGACAAGCAGATAACCATCAGGAGTCATTCTGATGTTTACTTGCGTGCGGACGACGGACAGAGTTGGTATAGAGGACCTTTGGTCATCCATTCCACCCTACCTGGCGGCACATTCCCTTACCCAACGATCCCTTCATGGGATCCGAACTATTATGGTTCGGTTGCGTTGAGTAATACTATGCCTACCAATCCCGAAGCCGGCATGTCTCAGTTTATCGGTGAAATGCAGCAAATACCGCATGTCATCGGCACCAGGCTACTCCAGTACCAACGCCGAAACGACTATTTTAGAAGTCTCGGTGAAGAGTATTTGAATGTAGCTTTCGGTTGGATACCTTTTATGAAGGATATCACTAAACTGATCCTTTCTGTTCAGAGGATGAATAAAACCATCGCTCAGTTCATTAAGGATAACGGACGTATTATACGCCGGAAGTACGACTTTCCTGAAATCTATACCCAGACGGAGCCCGAAAACCTTGGGACGTCATGGCTAGAGAAGCTGCTTGTAAATACTGCATCCGGTATTAACGGTATGTACTATTTATTTAGCAACGAATCAGATAGTCGCGGAACGCTAACTCGCACCAGAACTTCTTACCAGAAGATCTGGTTTAAGGGCGCCTACTCGTACTTTTTGCCTCTCGATGATTCTATCGAAAGCAATATATTACGAACAGAAGCTCTTTGTAATAAAATAATGGGCACTAGGATAACTCCTAGTACCCTTTATGAGTTAGCTCCATGGAGTTGGCTCGTCGATTGGTTTGTGTCTCTTGGATCCTTTATGAAGGTCCAATCGACCATTGGCCGCGACGGGCTTGTCTTAAGGTATGGGTATATCATGCGCACTACGCGCGTGACTGATACCTATGCACTCAGCGGAATACGATTTAAATCCTTTTCGCCGGGTACCGTAACTGTTCGCCTCACGACGGTGAGGAAAGAGCGGGTACGGGCGACGCCTTACGGCTTCGGAGTTAATCCGAATTCTTTTTCGGATAACCAATGGGCTATATTAATAGCCCTTGGCCTTACCAAAGGCCCGAAGACACTGAAAGATACTTAGTCAATCTTTTTTGACATGTACAATCAGTCCGTGGTTCCGTTTTGCGGATTGCACGAACCCACCGTTGACATCTGTCAACAGTGACAATTGAATAATAATTCAAAAGGAGACTGCCTTGGCACTTTCAGATCCTATCTCTATTACAACTAGCGCCGGTGCTCAGACCCTAAATGGGGTGAGCAATATTGCTAACGGTAAGACCTATCGGTCTTCCGATGGCAATACGACGATTGCCGTTGTGCATAATTATGGTAACAACCGTAATCAGCACCGGTCTCGTCTCGACGTCGCCATCATAGCGGCTAATCCTTTCGACTCAACGGTCAACGCGTTTTACTCTATGAGTACTTCGTTTTTGGTCGATGTCGGAACGAAAAACCCGGGATTCACTGTTGCAAATCAGGTGACCAATGTAGCTGCCCATTTCGGGTTCTACACTGCTTCAACCAATGCGCAGCTTGTGAAGCTCCTTGGTGGCGAGTCCTAGTTAAGAGACACTAGGGTGTGACTTCGTCACTCCTAGTGGGCCGTGAGTGGAGATCATGTTCGGCGTATGTGTTTTCGATGTCCTTAACAATCACTTTCATCCTGTACCTGTGTTCTTTTGAACCCCAAAGTACTGGATGGGTGAAGATAATAGACATCTCACATCCGTCGGGAAACTTTAATGTTTCCTCTGCTCGAAAGAGCTTATACATGGTCTCTCCTTTCTGTCTTTATCTGGAGCCATAGGCAAGGATAGATACATCTACCATAAAGGAAGAGCTCTATGAAAAGCCTACTAATGCTCCTTAATGAAGTGCTCTCTTCCGAGAGCGCTTTGTGTCACGTTAGCGCCATCCGCGATGTAAAAACCATCGCGGATCGATTTGAACACGAGGGGTTATCGTTTCTCACGATAACCCTTCCTAGGTTCGGCTCTGACTTTGAGAAAAGTCTTAGCAGGTCCTATGTGACTCGTTCATCTTTCCAAGGTTTTACCTGGAAAGGAGGTCTCCCCCGTTTTCTTGGAGGTTTCCTCGAGCTTGTGTTCGATCGTTCTAATGGTCGCTTACTTGACGACCCATCTATCGATGCAATACGCGCTATACGTCAGATTTGTCTGATGTTTAGTCGCATTGAGATTGAATGCTCTGAAAAGAGAAAACAATCTACGCTAGAGGGGTATGTCAAGTGTGAAGATGAAGTGCGTCTCCATGACTCATACTTCGACTCTTATAAAGCAGAGTTCGTTCGTATGGGTCAGCTGCTTTTCAGCGATTTCTTCTCTAAACTGAACATTCGTGTTCAGCATGGGGAGATTTTGCCGAGGCATGGATCGGGGGCTACGGCTGATCGACTTAAGGGTAACCGAAAGTACGACCAGACGGAGTGGCCTGACCGCTTGGAGGAATGGTTTCCAGCTATGGAATACCTTTCTCCGAGGTGGGAAGAATCTTTTCTATCCCATGTCCACTTCATCGAACCTGGTCAAGAACGCCCTGTAAAGGTTGTCCTTGTTCCTAAAACGTTAAAGAAACCCCGCGTTATCGCCGAAGAACCCACTGCCATGCAATATGTGTAGCAGGGTATCTTTGAGGTTATGCAGGAGCTCACTCGTAAGGATGATATCTTACGGTGGCTGATCTGTTCCGATGACCAGACGCCTAATCAGCGTCTAGCTCGTGAAGGGTCCATGACTGGTACCCTAGCTACACTCGATTTGAGTGAAGCTTCAGATCGTGTCTCTAATCAGCATGTACGTGCTCTGCTTAGTTACTACCCCTTTATTGCTGGGGGAGTTGACGCTTGCAGATCGCGGAAGGCTGACGTGCCTGGTTTTGGTCTTTTAGACCTGGCCAAGTTCGCGTCTATGGGTTCAGCTCTCTGTTTTCCATTTGAAGCTATGGTCTTCGCGACCGTTATCTTCTTAGGAATTCAGTCAGAGCTTAAGCGACCCATAACCCGTCGGGACATTAAGTCCTTTAAGGGTTTGGTGCGTGTCTACGGTGACGATATAATC